TATAACGGTTCCTGTAACTGTGGAGGCTGTAGTGGCTCCGATAGGGGTGTTATTAATTGTTCCAGCTGTCTGAGCAACACCGGCAACCGTACCGCCTGTTACAGCTACAGCACTGGCCTCTTGATTACCCAAGGAACCAACAATCTTAACGACAGTGGCACTATTGTCTTTGGTATACAGCTTCTTATCTGTAACATTAATAGCCAGCTCTCCTTTAACCAAATCCCCTGCTGCGGGGACAGCGGAAGCCGTGCTACTGTTCTTTGTGATAATTGTCATTTAAACTGCCTTTGTAGGGTTGTACCACTGTTGTAGAGGAGTTGCAACATCTCGTGGAGTTTGTGGCATATACGAGTTGTAATATTGCTGGAGTTGGTTGTAATACTCAGGGCCATAAGCAGGCATGCCCTGTGTAGGAGCCTGTAGAGGCGCTGTTGTAGATCCTCCTTGACTTAGAAGCCCTGTAGTGGCTCCCACACCTGTTAGGGTTGCCCCTGCTTTGATTATGTTGCTAATCTGCTCAGGAGTTAGGCCTGTGCTTGTTGTAGGAGCTGTAGGGGATGTTGTGCCTCCTGCTGAGGGAACACCACCCGGAACTTGGCTTAAAAGACCTCCTTGCCCCGGAAGAACTGAGGTTGGGTAGGTGGTAGCCATATTCACATCATAGATGTTATCGCCATAGGTTGTGTTTAAATGGTTTGCCAGATCCTCTTGAGTGATGCTAGGATTGAAAGCAATTTGCTGAGAAATGTCAGCAGCAATCAATGGATCAACACCAGAGGCAATTAGGTTTTGCTCAATAGAAGCAAAGTTGTTACCCACTGTTCCTTTAAGCTGCAAAGCATCAGCAGAAGCAAAATCAGCTGCTCCTCCTGTTTGAGACATCAGCCCTGTGTTGGTGCTTAGCGCATTGAGCTGCTGTGTTATTGTATCAACACTCAAGCCGTTAGCAGCCATGGAAGCAGCTAAGTTAGCCGCTGATGTGGACATTCCTGAGCTTGTAAGGGTGGAAGCAATCTGTGCTTCAGAGAGGCCCTGTTGTGCCAGTTGAGCCGCATCAGCAGCTCCAAAGCTGGCGTCTGTGGCTGTACTAACACCTGAACTTCCCCCTGCTCCAAAGGCTCCTGCGGCTTGCTGGCCTACGTAGGTCATCAGACCTGCTCTAATTGCATCTGTTGCACTGTTTCCTTGAGCAAGTTGAAGAGCTGCTGTGCCAAGAGGCCCACCAAAGTAGGCAGCAGCTGCGTTGGCTGCAAGGTTTAGAATGGAATTACCTTGTAACAAGCCTGCAAGTGTGTTAGAGCTTTGTCCAGAGGTATAAAAGACAGGGGTTCCATCTGGTTTAAACTGAACACGAAAACCTGTATTGCCTGCCCCCGCGTATGTGCCGCCCCAAGCATCGCCTGTCTGACGTTCTCCGTAGGTGTTTGCTACTGGCTGGTTTGTAACCTTATTGCCATATTCTCCGCTTGGTAGCACACCAAACTCATTAATGTTTTTAACACCAATACTATCTAAAACACTAGCCATTGCATCTGCATTAGCTTCAGGAGAGCCAAAGCCCTGACCACTCCAGTTTCCTGTTGTCCCTTGAGCCAAGATTTCTTCTCTAAGGACGGCTTGTGTAGGAGACTCATTCTCTGCTGGGGCCCATTTAGGAAGCTCAGCACCTACAGGAACATCTGGATCAACTTGAGGAGGAGCAACATAAGGGGTATCTACCCAAACATATGCTCCTTCTTGATTAGGGTCCATTGTCCAATAGCCTGTTGCGTTATCATAAGCAGCCATATTATCCCTTATTCCTAAAAAGCTCAAACGTATTAATAACACTCATCACAGAACCTGCTTCAGAAAGGGCTCTAACTTCATCGCCTTCTTCTAGCACTACATAGCTTCCATCAAACTTAATAAACTGTGTTGGACTAATAACATAGTGGTAGATTACAGACATTTCTGTATTTGTACTGGAATCATACCAAAGAATATCAATATATTTATTATTGCCTGTGTTGTTTACAGCGTAAGCCAGTGTCCATGTGGCATAGTAGCCTACAGGAACTTTAAAGACGGTTGTCTTAACTGCCTGTGTTAATACTGTCCCTACTGATTGTGGTCGCATTTTGCTTTACCTTCTTTGGTTTTGGTTCAATAAGTTCTGGTTCTTCTGAGTATTCTGAATGCTCACGCATGTCAAGAATGATTTGCTCATCTGTCCATTCATAAACACACCCTGTATGCTTGCATTTAAATTTAGCCATATTGCCTTTCTTATGCGCTTTAAGTAAAAACACATGAAAAAGGCCCCTCCGAAGAGGAGCCCTTTATCGTTTACGCTGGAACAGCAAGTGCAACAGCAGAGCCGTCACGCAGTTCTTTAACGCCGTACAAGGTGTCAGCAGTGAACAGAGTACCGAGGTATTCTTGTTTGTACTGAGTTTGTGAACGAACACCCATCTGCTCAACGAACACTGCGAAGTCTTTATGACCCAGCAAAGCAACACGAGCAGCAGTTGTGCCACTGGTCGTATCAGCGTTGTTGGTGACGAAGACGGGGATGCCGTACACGTTACCAATTTCACCGTTACGGATGGTGTTAGCGCCACCAACTTCACCAACGAAGGCTTGTTCAGTGAAGCGTGCAATGCCCATGAGCGTGTTGCGGCTTGAAGGAGGAACCAGCAAGAAGCGACCGTCCATAGGAACGTCATTGTCATCCAAACGCTGGATAGACCGACGAATAGCAGCATCAGTGAGAGCGCCCAGACCAGTGTTTGCACCAGCGACATAGGCGGTAGTACCGTCTGCACCAGAGAAAGCACCAGAATAAGCAGCAGTACCGCCGCCGCCTTGAACACCGCGACCAACTTGGATCAGCGAAGTGTCAACTTGACGAGCAAGAGCATAACCTGCATCTTCAGTGTAGAAGTTGCGGAGCGAGGCCAAAGCCTGTGCTTCAACAATATCTTCAATCAGGCGCGAGTATTCATAATGCTGGTCGATGGTGACAACAACTTCAGTAGCTGTACCTGCAACCAATGTTACTTGGGTGGAAGCTGCTTTAACCGAAGCATTACCGCGAACAGGAGCAGGAATGTGAACGGTGTCACCTTTCTTGCCCTTGAAGCTCATTTTCTTAACGAGGTTTGCCAGTACAAGGTTTTTCTTGTATGTGGCGATGATTTCATCACTCCAGATTTCCAAAACAGCCTTTAAGCCGTTCCGACTATAGCATCACAAAAGAGAAATAATTCTTTCTTGCGCTTTCTCACTTAGTCTGTGCGGGTCACGCTTCATTAGTTTCAGCTCCTCTCGAACAGCTAATAACACTTCCTGTGTTAGCTTAGTTCCTTTAAGATTTGTCTCCATCCAGAGACATAATCGAGCTTGTTCCCTTTTCAGGATCAGGTGATTTACAACATTTCGTAATAGAGGACACGCTTGTTTATAACCAGACACCGCCCATGTGGTGGAATCTTGCCATTTATCGTTTCCGCTTTCCCTGCTTGAAAGATGACCACCAAAGTTTAATTGGTTCATCTCAAGAAGAAACAAAGCTGAGTTAGCCATGCCTATTCTTAAACGGGGTTGAACATAGAACTGTTCATTTACTTTTGTTGTGGCGAGGTCAATACAACCCTCACCGTCAATCAAACCTGCTAAATACTTCCAACTTACTCGCTTCATAATACCTCCTAGTATTGAATTGCGGATTGGTAATTTCGTGTTCCCTCTGATTAGCAGTGGTTAACTGCCTTCCAGTTATTTAGAGAAAGTTTTATATCCCCAAAATTAGATAGGGATGAACGTTGCACCAGTTGTGGTGGTGATGTGATTTGTACCTAAAGCCATTTTTAAATTTCCTTTAGCGCATTAGCGCGATTATTTTACTCGTCCCTCTGCATAAGCCTGACGAATTTCAGGCTCAAGAGCTTCATATCGAGACGGGTCTGTCATTCTAAGCCGGATAAGGTCGGCACGACGATAAACCTTCCTTGCAGACTCCCCAGTTCCGCTAGTATCAACCATTGCAGCTTTCATGTTCTGCTTAAGAACCTCAGCCCCATCGGAGCGTGCTTGCGTTGTTTTAACACCACGAATCTGTTTGTATGTGGAAATCAATTCGTCAGCAGCACCAAAATCAAACTGAGCGTCTGCCTGAGCATACATATTCAGTCGATAAGGACTACCTTTAACCCACTCAAGAAACTCCCCATCTCGTACCACTTCTGCAAAATCAGGGTGCTTCTTTTGGATAGCTGTCTGAGTTTGCATTTGTTTAAACTGTTGTGCAGCCTGTTTAGCGGCTAGAACATCTGGGTGTTTATCTACTGCGTTACGAACTGCTGCCTTT